AGAAGGGGGCGGAACTCTCCTCTCCCCCCACATAACCGCAGGTCAGAGCGTTATCCCCCATCGCGCGCGCACGAACACGATTTTACTTAGGCTAACCTAAGTTGACTAACTGAAAGGCATATGCTATGAGTGATGGTGGTGAGTTCGACGGTGCGGGAATCCTAGAGGGTGCCGTACTTCGTGCTGCACAATCTGCAGGCATCGACAAAGACACTAAATACAGTGCTGCTATTGAAATGGCACTTGTTTATGCGCGACAGATTGACCGCGTACCTGTAGATGCCGGGCAGGATCGAACCAAAGTACTTTACCTTGGGCCTCACTTCATGAATGCACTTAGTGCGCTGGGTCTAACCCCGCGTGGTGAGGCTGAAATTCGCAAGATTATTGAACAGGCAAAGGTGGATGCTGCTAAGGCTGCTAATCTCAAGTCTGCAGCCAAGGTTGATAAAGCCCCGGCCATGGCATCTGCACCTAGCGCGCCGGGTGGCAAACCATCTAGTGTTTCCAAGCTAGATGAAATCCGTAAGCGTCGTGGTGGTAGTGGCAACGCAGCTGGATAACAGGCCGGGTGATAGGGAAAAACTCCAAAAGCTTTTTGGTAAAACAGAGGCAAGGATCTACACGCCCCCACTTGGGGAACTCACCCCAGAAACCACACTAGGTTATCAAGTCATTGATTTTGCCGAAGAGGTTTTAGGCATCACGCTACGCCCGTGGCAAAAATGGTTCTTCATCCATGCCTTGGAACTGGATCCAGATACCGGGTATACGGATTTTAGATTCCGACAAATCATGTTGTTGGTGGGCAGGCAGAACGGCAAGACTCTGGTTATGGTCATTCTTGGACTGTGGAGACTGTTCATTGATGGTTGCTCAGAGATTGTTACAGCTGCACAGGATTTGTCGGTAGCGGAAAACACGTTGGCAGATGCTTTTAAGCTTGCTAAGAACAATGAGTTCTTGAATGAGTGGCTGCCATGGCGTATGGAGCGGGGAGAATACGTCCCCTACATGCGCACTGCTAACGGATCCAACCAACTGGAACTAGCCTACGCACCTGTTCCAGAGGCGTTGGACGTGTTCGGTTCTATGCCTAAGTGGGTAGTGGTGGCCACCAACCGTGGTGGTGGACGCTCTCACTCTGCAGAACTCGTTATGCTAGACGAACTGCGCGAACACAGGAACTTTGATTCCTGGGATGCCACCACACCTACCACCATTGAACGTGAGCGCGGACAAGTTTATGGTTTCTCCAATGCAGGTGACGCGCAATCCGTAGTGCTACGCAAACAGCGCAACATCTGTATTCGTGAGATTGAGCGTGGAACTACAGCGGACTCGCAACTAGCCTTGTTTGAATGGAGCGCGCCGGATGATTGCTCAATCTTTGATCCAGAGGGCTGGGCACAGGCTAACCCGTCTCTGGGGTATGGTGCGCGTACTGAAAAGTCCATGTTGACTCTAGCTCGTGCTGCAGTAGATCCAGAGGCCACAGATGAAGATGGGGAGGCCGTAGATGAAAACTCATTTCGGACTGAATATCTTTGTCAATGGGTTACCACTCTGGAACAAGGAAAGATTGACACACAGACGTGGGAAGCTCTGGAAGATCCAGAGTCACGCCGGGCATCTGGTTCCCGTGTAGCTCTCGCAGTGGACGTAGATGTAGATGGACGAAGTACATCTATTGCTATCGCCTCCACCCGTGAAGATGGTCGTGCCCACGTTGAAGTGATCGCACAACGCCAGGGTTACCACTGGGTGAAAGACTGGCTACGTTCCAAGCTTGGTACAGATTGGTTCGATGGAACTGTCGGTATCCAAGCTAAGGGGTCACCATCCGCTTCACTTGCTGCAATCCTAGATAGAGATCCAGATCTGAAAATTAGACCGTGGCAGGGGCCGGACATGTCCGGTTCCACTACATCTTATTTTGCCTCCATCATGGCATCTCAGGTGATGCACAGACCACAGCCCGGACTTAATGCTGCAGCTCTAGGCGTGCGAGACAAGCGCGCCGGGGATGTATTCATCTGGTCACGTGAGGATTCAGTAGCCCCGGCTGCACCGTTCATTGCCACAAACATTGCGTGGTGGATGCTAGAGAATCCAGAACAAGTGGCAGTGAGTGCGTACTCACGGTACGACGAAAAACCTCTAGATGAATCCAGTGAAGATACACCGGATTCAGAACCAGACTATGAAACCATTTACGATTTTTAGGGGGTGGATATGGGCATCTTTCAGAGACTCGGATTACTCCCCAAAGTATCGGCAATTCCAGAACCCATAGATTTTGTGGGGCCTATTTTCGATGCATTGAAAACAACCACAAAGACTATGGATGTGGGTACTCTGTGGGAGGAACAGCCCCACCTACGCACAGTGACTACATTCATTGCACGTTCTATCGCAAGCCTCCAACTACAAGCATTTGAACGTGTGGAAGATGGAGGTCGTGAGCGGGTACGCACAGGAGATGTGGCCAAGATCTGTAGGCAGGCATCACCTACTGTGCTTATGTATGACTTGCTAGAACGCACAGTCCTAGACATGTGCCTCTATGATGAATTTTTCTGGATGGTGGTAGGCCATACAGAATGGGGATTTGAAGTAGTCCCTATCCCTAATAGCTGGATCCGTACTCGCAAGTGGTCAAACAAGTATGAACTTGAATCCATCATTGTGGATACGGACACACTGGGTGAGACGGTAGAGATTCCAGCGGACAAACTCATTCACCGTAGCGGGTATAACCCACACACGATGAAGCGGGGCAAGTCCCCTGTACAGTCACTGCGCGATACGTTGTCTGAACAGATTGAGGCTGCCCTCTACCGCGCGCAGAAGTGGCGTAACGGGCCAAAGATTGGCAGCGTCATTACACGCCCCCCAGAGTCACAATCTGGCAAGTGGGATACGGAGAACCAACGCCGGTTCATGGCCATGTTGAGGCGTTCATTTAGTGGTGATGCCTCTGATGTGGGTGGCACATTGGTTCTTCAAGATGGTATGGATATGAAGTCCATGGATGCATCATCCCGTGATGAACAGGTTGTGGAAATGGCTAAGCTATCTCTACAAACTGTGGCACAGGTCTACCAGGTCAACCCCACTATGGTTGGTGCTCTGGAAAATGCGAACTACTCCAACGTGAAAGAGTTCCGCAAGTCCTTGTACGGAGATAACCTAGCTTCATGGATCCGCATTATTGAAGATGTGCTAAATCTCTACCTACTGCCCATGATGGGTGTAGACAATGAAAAATTCTATCTAGAATTTAACATTGAAGAGAAACTACGCTCTAGCTTTGAAGAAAAAGCTGCAGTTATGGACAAATCAGTTGGTGCCCCATGGATCACGGTTAATGAGGCTCGTGCGATGGAAAACAGACCAGCTATTGAGGGTGGAGACGTACTAGCTAAGCCACTAAACACGGCATTTGGAGATGACGCGCCACCAGATGACGCGCCACCAGATGACGCGCCGGGTGGTGATGACGATGACACTTAGAATGGTTGTCGGTGCTCCACTATCCGGTAAAAGTCAGTTTGTCGCTACTCATGCAGCGCCCGGCGTGCCCCGGTTCGATTTCGACGCTGTAGCAACCACAGTGTCAGGCAGTCCTACTAAGAACGATACACCCCCGGCTGTGCTAGATGCCGTGCTCTCAATGCGCCGGGGGCTGATGGGCTACCTACTGGATCCAGAAACCAACCCAACAGATGATGTGTGGGTGGTTAATTCTAGCCCGTCTGAGTCCACAGTAAGTAGGTGGGTGTCAGCGGGTGGTGTGTTCCATGTACTAGATCCTGGTCAAGATGAATGCATGGCGCGCGCACTGCGAGAAGATGCCCCGCAAACAGTCCAAGATGCCATATCAGCATGGTATGCATCACCACCGGAAATACCGGATAAATACATCATGAAAGGGGGTGAGCTTGTGAAAATTAAATCTGCATCTGTACAGGTCAAGGCTGATAACGCAGAGTCTGGAACATTTGAGGCTTACGCCTCTGTGTTTGGTAATCGTGATTCCTACGGAGATATTGTCCAAAAGGGCGCGTTTGCGGACACTCTAAAAGAGTGGTCGGATTCAGGGAATGTCTTGCCCGTACTTTATGGCCATGATTTCGCGGATCCTTTTTCCAATATCGGTGCCGTTGTAGATGCCGTGGAAGATGATCACGGATTAAAGATCACAGGCAAGCTAGATCTGGATAACCCAAAGGCTGCACAGGTACACAAGCTGTTGCAGGAGAAACGGTTGTCGCAAATGTCATTTGCATTCGATGTACAAAAGGGTGCATGGAATGAAGATGAAGATGGGGAATATTACTCCATCGACAAGGTGAAGCTGTATGAGGTCTCAGTGGTACCTATTGGTGCCAATCAGGAAACAGAGATCCTTGCAGTGAAATCTGATCAACGTTCCATGTGTGCAACATGTGCCAAGGATGGAACGCGTTCCAAGGATGGTACAAGTGCCACAGACGGTACACGTACCGAAGATGGAACACTCACCCCCAATCAAAAACACCTATCCATCCTCATGATGGAAGTGGATCTACTAGAAAAGGACATTAACCATGGATCCTAAGAACCTTAAAGAAGCACTTGCCCTGTTTAAGTCTCTGATCGCAGAGGCTGGGGATAATCCATCTGATGACGCGCTGGCACAGATCAAGTCCGCTAAGGAACACGTCGAAAAGTTCCAAGCGGAGGAAATGAAATCTGCAGAGCGTGCAAAGGAAATCAAGGCTAACCAGGCGTTCCTAGATTCCCTCAAGGGGTCTAACCCAACCTCCACCATTGATGATGGTGAGGATGAATCCAAGACAGAGGCAAAACACGCAACCATTGGTGACTTTGTTGTTAAGTCCGGTAAGGAACAGATCCTTAATCAGGTAGCGGGTGCGCGCCTGCAGTACACCATTGGCGAGTACAACGCGCCTAAGGTCAAGGCTGCAAGTGATCCAGCTAAGACCCCTGCTAACCTTGTGCCCGGCTGGGGCACCACCTATGAACGTGCGATTGTCAACCAGCGACGTGAACGCCTGGTTGTTGCCGATCTCATGAACAACCTGCCAATGACCAACGCCACTATCAAGTACCTGGTTGAAAAGACCAACCGTATCTTGGAGGGTGCATTTGCCACTGTTGCAGAGGGTGCCAAGAAGCCATACCTGCGCTACGCTGATTTCGATATTCGCACTGAGTCACTGTCTAAGATTGCTGGTCTGACTAAGATCACCGATGAAATGGCAGAGGATTGGGATTTCGTTGTTGCCTGGATCAACAACAATTTGCTGTATGACCTCTCTGTTGAAGAGGAAAACCAGCTACTTAATGGTGACGGTACCGGCAACAACCTTGTTGGTCTGCTCAACCGTGAGGGCGTACAGCACCGTGCAGTTTCTGATGCTGCAGAGCTTGCAGATGAGATCTACCGTGCGCGCACGGATATTTCACTGGTCACCCCATTTGCTGCAGATGCCCTTGTAATCCACCCTAAGGATTATGAGGATCTTGTCCTGCGCAAGGATGCCAACAACCAGTACTACGCTGGAGGCCCGTTCACCGGCCCATATGGAAATGGTGGCGTAATCGCTAACCCATCTCTGTGGGGTATGCGCGTGGTTGAAACTCAGGCTGTAGCGCTGGGTAAGCCACTGGTTGGAGCTTTCCGACAGGCTGCCTCTGTTCTGCGCAAGGGCGGTGTGCGCGTTGACTCCACCAACACCAACGTTGATGACTTTGAGAACAACTTGATCACTATGCGCGCAGAGGAACGCGTAGGACTCATGGTTACTTTCCCAGAGGCATTCGTACAGTTGGAAGTTGCAGAAACCACTGAGCCAGTCACCCCCTAAGGATTGAACATGTCTAACCTACGTCGATACCGTGTAAATCTAGCTGGGGGACATTCCGTAGTGCTACAGCTGGATCCAGCCACAGCCAAGGAACGTTACCCAGAGGCTGTAGAGGTTGCAGCGCGTGCCACAGGTGGTACGCAAACTAAGACCACCACAGCTAAGCGAACACGTAAGGCAGCTCCAAAGGATCCAGCTCCAAAGGATCCAGAGGATCCAAAGACACCAGCGGAGGTGTAGCGGATGATTCCCCACGGACTTACCGTTGAAATGCTGGCTACGCTGCCACAGGGGAAACTGCTACCACAGGACACCACACAGGCGACACTAGATGCTGTAGTGGCTAATGTTCGTCGCCTGTGTGGTTGGCATGTCTTTCCAGTTGCTACAGAGTCCGTGGTGATTCCGTACCGTGGAGATGATCACGTACTAGCCCCCACCATGAAGCTAGTGGAAATCATCTCTGCAGAGTGCCAAGGATTCAACATCCCGGGCAATACTATGGATGCCTACCCACATGGGGAGATAACCATCCATCAGAGACAAGCTGGGGCACCATGGCGTATTCCTAAGCCACTGCACCTCACCATGAAACATGGGTTCGATCTAGAGGATGTACCATCTCTGCTAGGTGTCATCGTGCAGATGATCGCCCGTGCAGGAGATACCACAGCTACAGGTGATGCAAGTCTTAGTGTGGGCAGTGTGTCCTACACGCTATCTAGCGGGATCACCCCTAAATCATCTGAGTGGCTGGTCATTGATGCATACCGATTGCGACAACTCTAGGGAGGTGCAGCATGAGTGTTATTTTCAATCAACAGATCACGGTACTACGCGCCGGGGTTACATCTAGCCCGTATACCACAGAGACTGTAGAAGATTGGGATAACCCACAGGAAATACCTGTAGATTTCCTGGTTTCTGTGCAGCCTAGAGGATCCACAGAGGGGGAGGTAGAACGTAACACCATCACTAGTGGCTGGTGGCTATGTACTCCCCCTGGTCATGATTTGGATCTGCGTTCAAGTGATCGTGTGAAGCTCTCCACTGGGTCTACTCTCTCAGTGGAGGGTGATCCACTCAAGTGGCCTCACCCACTACGCCCTGATGTGGTACATCATGTGGAGGCTAATCTGGAGGTGACACGTGGCTAAACTGCCTAAGGTGTCAGAGCAACTGTGGCGTATGACTAACCGCAAAGGTGGTATAGGTCACGCTCTAGATAAAGCTGCAGACCGCACAGTATCTAGGGCTACTGCAATCTCTCGTGCAAGTGGTGGCAAGGCCACATACACTAAGCGTCCTGGATATAGGCCGGGCGGTAGGCGATATGTGGATGTGGTGTCATCATCTGCAGCGGAGGAACGCGGTACGGAAGAGGTCAAGCGTACTAATGCGCTTAGGCGTGCTGCTAGGGGTGAACTGCCGTGAGTGACCCCTACGCAGAACTAGTTAGTTATCTCCATGAAGCGGGGCAAGTGGTGTACACGGAATTGCCACACGATGCCCCGCTTCATCGTCTGCCGTGCATTGATCTACAACCAGCGGGGCCTGATGTTCGCTTAGGCGGTCTTAACGCCCTGGGTGGAGATCTGGTTTCTATTGATGTAGATCTCTACGTCCCTGTGGCATATTGGCAGGCTGGTAAAGCTGCAGAACATGCGCGTGCCCTACGTCATCACCTATCACGGTTCAGGATTCAATCCATGTGTGTGGTAGATGTGACGCGTCCAAAGAAACTACCCGATCGGAATGAGCACATTCGCCGGTTGGGAATGACAGCAACACTTGCTGTCATGGCCTAGAGAAAAGGATTTAAATCATGACTGGATTTATGGATCTAACCGAACCAAACTTCGCGCCCGAACTCGCGCGTCTGGGTGTGACGGGTGCGTTTAGCTACGCTCCGTATGGCACCCCAATGCCCCCTGCAAATACCCTTGATGTGTATGAAGCACCCATTGTCAATCTGGGCTGGATCAGTGATGCAGGTATCACGGAGACCATCAACGATGAGGTGAATAGCTTCACCCCGCTGCAGAGTGTCGGCCCTATTAAGTCATCTATTTCTTCACGTGAGATGACTTTCCAAGCCACTTTTTGGTCTATTGGTGGTCTTGCCAATGCACTCTACTACGGAGTTCCAGAGGATAAGATGACCTATGATGCTGCAACCGGCATCACCACCTGGGAAGAGGGCGCGGAGCTGCCAGAGGATTACCGCTTTTTCCTCCCTATTGACATTCTGGAGGGTGACAAGCATCGACGCTACCTGTTGCCTGCAGCGTCTGTTGTTGAGCGTGGCGATATTACCCACACCAAAACAGACATGACCGGCTATCAGATGACGTTCCGTGCGAACCTAGATCCAAAGACGGGATATGCAATTAAACGCATGTTCCGTGAGGGCTGGAAGCCGGGCACTGCAGGAACCACCCTCTCTGAATCCACCCCATCACTGGGTGATTGGAGTGAGGATGTAAACGCTAACACCAGCGCTGCAACCTTTGAGTTCGCTCTGACTGGTGCAACTGGTGGATCCTTTGACATTCGTGTGGGATCCAACACGGCAACCAACCTGCCTACCTCTACCACAGGTGCCACCATGCAGGCTATCCTGCGCGCACAGGGACAGACAGAGGCCACCGTAACTGGTACCGACGCTGTGGCAGGCTACACCATTAAAAAGGTGACTTCACATCCTGCAGTTGACGCGTCCAAGGTCACGGGTACCGGCTACCCTAAGACCATCGTTGTAACTCGCACCTAAGCTACAGGGGCCGGGGAGTAACATTCCCTGGCAGGTCGCCCCCGGCCCCGTATTTCCATGACCTGCCACCCATCATTCTTGAAAGGATCTGCCACCATGGGTAAGAACGTACCTGCAATCAATGCAGGCAATGAAATTAATATTGATGAAATCTTGGCTAAGCGCCAAGAGGTCACGGGACATGCCAACAAGTTCCCGTTCCAAGCACTTGGAAAACAGTGGTTGTGCTACGCACCCGATCTCTCTGATGATGATTTCAAGCAAGAGCTGCAGGATCTTTCAGATGCCATGGAAGAGCGCACTATCGCTACCAAAGATTGGCAAGCCGAGTTTGCATATCTCTGGCTGGGTGAGGAACAGGGCGCGGAGTTCCTGGAGGCTGCAGCCAAGGCCGGTATTTCCTCTAACTGGATCCTGCAGACCGCGCTAGGTAAGTACAACGAACAGGTCAACGCAAACCCTACCCGGCCGTCATCCTACAAGAACCGCGCGCAGCGGAGGCAGCGTTAAGCGCGGAGTATGGCGGTGATCCGTTAGGCGACTTCATGGCCGGGCGTATCACTGCCCGGCGCTTGGAGGTGTTGCTCTCAGGTCTGCCAGAGGATAACGCAATCACGCGTGCCCTCAATGATGGGCACACGTGGACTACTACACATGTCATCTTGTGGCAGATGCTAGGCAAGCTTACAGACTTAGCGGGAATAGTCCGGTCTGCAGTACAGGCCAAAGGTAAATTTAAGTGGCCTAAAGATCCTTGGACTAAGCCAGATGATGGAAAGACTATCGGACATGTTGCGAAAGAGGATCAACCGCTCGCAGTTGATTTCCTCACCAGTATGTACGCGTCACCATCCACATGAAAGGAATAACTACACATGCAGGATCAAGATACGGTATTCGTTCCCGTACTGCCTAGTTTTGATGGATTCTTTAATAATCTATCTAAGACTTCCAAAAAAGCTGGTGCAGACGCGGGCAAGGAATTATCAGATGCTCTCGCTGCAGGTGTGGCTAAATCCGGTAAGGCTGTGGAGTCCGCTGCATCTCAGATGGAAAAAGCACAGAATCGTGCAGCCACTGCAGCGGAGAACACCAGGCAGAAAAACATGGCACTGGAACGTGTCATGGAAAATCAGAATGCCACTGCCCTTGATCTCGCCAAGGCCACAGATGCTGTAAATAAGGCATTGCGAGATCAAGAGGCATCTGACAAGGCAGCGGAGCGCGCTGTAAAAAATCACGCTAAAGCTACAGAGGAACACCAGCGGGCACAGGATCAGGCCAACGATTCTATCCGTGAGGGTACATCCAATGTGGATGCCTACTCATCTGGGCTGGGTGATCTAGGTGGATCTCTCAAAAACATTATTGGCATGACTGCTGGCATCGGTACTGTGGGTGCTGCTATCTCATCTGCACTGGATGTATCATCCGCTGTGGGAAATATGAATAGACAGCTTGGTCTGACAGGTGATGCTGCAGCTCTGGCTGGGGATCAAGTACGTGAGACACTGCGTACTGGTCTAGCTGGATCCGCAGATGAAGCTGCAGAGGCTATCGGGTCTCTAAACTCTCAGTGGAAGTACCTTGGTTCAGAGGGTGAACAGACCGCTGCAGAATTGGCCGATAATTTCCTAGGGTTCACTAGGACATTCGGCGTGGATATGGCAGAGGCTACCCAGACTGCAGGGCAGCTTATTACTAGTGGTCTGGCAACTGATGTGGAATCCGCTGCCGATATGATGACCACGGCAATGCAGCGTGTACCGGCACAGATGCGTGATGAACTTCCAGAAATCATAAATGAATATGGTGTGAACTTCCAGAACTTAGGGTTCTCAGGTGAAGAGGCTTTTTCACTGTTGGTTAGTGCCTCTGAGCGTGGTAAATGGGCACTGGATAAGACCGGAGATGCCCTGAAAGAGTTCACTATCCGTGGCTCTGATATGTCCAAGACCAGCGTAGAGGCATACGATGCCCTTGGTCTGTCTGCAGAAGATATGTCACGTGCTATTACAGTAGGTGGTGATGAGGCTAAGAATGCGCTACAGACAGTAGCCACAGAACTGCTGGGCATGGATGATCCAGTGGAGCGCTCAAATACAGCTATCGCTCTGTTTGGTACCCAGCTAGAGGATATTGGTATTGAGCAGGTGCCTGCATTCCTGGAATCTCTCACAGGTGCAGAAAACGGCATGGAGGGATTCGCTGGATCTAGCCAGGCTGTAGCAGATGATATACAAAACTCTCTGCAGGGGCGTTTGGATTCACTCAAGGGCACAGCCACGTCTCTGGCATCTGATGGATTCATGAAAGCATGGGATGCAGGCGAACAGCTGGCATCCTGGGCACGTGATAGTAAAGGCTGGCTGATGCCAGTCGCTATTGGCGTTGGATCTATCGCTGCAGGCATGGCTGCCTGGAATGCAACAATGGCTGCAGGTGGCATCATCTCAGCTATCAAGAGCCTAACCCTAGTTACAAAGGCACAGGCTGCAGCCCAGTTCCTGCTCAATGGAGCTATGTGGGCAAGCCCAGTTACATGGATTGTCGCTGGCATCGTGGCACTGGTTGCAGGTCTCACGTATTTCTTCACCCAGACAGAGACAGGTCGCGCTACATGGGAGAAGTTCACAGCTGCTCTAGGTGATGGCTGGGACTGGGTAACTGAGAAGATTGGTGCAGGCTGGAGCTGGCTGCAGGATAATGTGTTCTCACCTCTGTGGAACTGGCTGCAGAGTCTAGGTGATACCTGGTCTGCTGTATGGGGTGGTGTCCAGTCGGGATGGGATACTTTTACCAGTGCAATGTCTGCAGGCTATGAGAATTATATTAAGCCTGTTTTCGACGGTATTGTTACTGTAGCTCAGTGGGCAGCCCTGATTATCGGCACCATATTCCTTACACCTGTGATGCTGGCATGGAATCTGCTTAGCGCTGCAATCAGCGCAGGATATGAGCACATCATTAAGCCAACCTGGGACGCGCTGGCCTCTGCAGCTCAGTGGCTCTGGAATGAGGTACTATCCCCTGTGCTCACCTGGATAGGTGACAAGTGGAATCAGCTTTCACTCCTGATGCAAGCTGCATGGTATTACATCCAGGCTAATGTGCTCGCACCTCTAGAGTTTGCCATGATGTATCTCTGGAATAGCGTAGTATCCCCAGTCATTGACTGGATCCAGAATAAGTGGAATCAGCTCTCATTTCTGATGCAAGCTGCATGGTATTACATTCAAAATAATGTGTTGCTGCCTCTAGAGGCTGGTCTGCAATATCTCTGGAATAACGTAGTTACACCAGTTCTTAACTGGATCGGTGACAAGTGGGACAAGATGGGGCAAGGTCTCCATAGTGTCTGGCAGTGGGTAGATTCCAACGTCTTTACCCCGCTGAAAAATGGCCTTACCACACTGCAGAATTGGTTTGATAAAACCGTTGACAATATCGGTAAAGGCTGGTCACTGATCAAGGATAAGGTCAAGGAACCTATCCAGTGGGTGGTCTCTGTCGTATTCAACAAGGGTATTCGCCCGGCCTGGAATGCGGTAGCCAGCCTTGTTGGTATGGATGACAAGAAACTAGATGAGATCAACTTTGCCGATGGTGGCACCCTTAGCAATGGTACCTTGCCTGGATATTCACCCGGCGTGGATGATTACCGATTTGTAGATCCTAAACGCGGTATGGCTATCAACCTGGGTGGTGGGGAATCCATCATGCGCCCTGAATGGACACGTGCCGTAGGTGGTGCATCTGCAGTTCGTGCTATGAATGATGCAGCCAAATATGGTGGTGTCTCTGGTGTACAGCGCATGTTGGGTGAGGGTGCATCATTTGCAGATGGTGGCACCATTGATTCCAATATTGAGCGCACATTAAGCGCCTTGCAGTCTGAACATGGCAAGCCATACCAATATGGTGGTGTAGGTAACCCCAGCTGGGATTGCTCTGGTCTCTGGTCTGGTATTGTGCAGTCCCTCAATGGTGGAAATCTCTTTGGTGGACGTATTTTCAATACGGAATCTGATTTCTCGCAATTCGGTTTTGTGCCCGGCCTCTCTGGTCGTGTCACCATTGGTGTGCACAACGGTGGTGGCGGTGCTAATTCCCACATGGCAGGCACCATTGATGGTATTAACCTTGAATCTGGATCCTCTAATGGTGTGCAGATTGGTGGTGCTGCCATTGGTTCTGATGCAGCATCCTTGCCTACCCGATACACCTTGGCAAAATTCCTGGGTGAGTTTGTATCTGGTGGCAATGGTGGTGGAGGTGGTAATCCTATTGCCTCTATCGCTAAACGCGCTTGGGATGCCGTGATGGATCTACTTCCATCCACACCTGAGTTCCCAGGGCCAATTGGTGAGTTCCCTGGAGCTGCCAAGGATCTCATGGTCAATACCGTGTGGGATTTCGTGAAGTCCAAGCTACCCTTTGGTGGTGGAGGTGGGTACAACGGGCCTGTAGGTGCAGGTGTGGAACAGTGGAGGCCACTTGTAGAGTCAATCCTGGATGCTAAGGGATTCGACAAGTCGGCAACACAAAGTGTCCTACGCCGTATGGATCAAGAATCAGGCGGTAATCCATCTGCTATCAACAACTGGGATAGCAACGCTGCAGCGGGTACTCCATCTAAGGGTCTGATGCAGGTCATTGATCCTACATTTGCAGCACACATGGATCCTGGATACACCAACATTTGGGATCCAGAGTCCAATATCCGTGCATCCATGAACTACGCTGTGGCGCGTTATGGTAGCTTGTCCGCTGCATATGACCGCGCCGGGGGCTATGATTCCGGTGGATGGGTATTCCCTGGTAAGACCCTGGTTAACAATGAATCTGGTGTACCAGAGGCCGTGCTCACTGGTGGCCAATGGGCTAAGTTCTATGAACTAGTTGATTCTGTTCTGCCCGGCCTATCCAACACCATTGACGGTATGGTTGGTGAAATCCACCAGGCATACCTAGGCAGTGACGCGGGGTATGGCCACACTGCAGAGCTACTTGGAGGCAACTATCAAGTAGCGGAAGCCATGGTGAACGCGTCTGCAGCTCTGGGACGTGCTGAGCGTGGTTTCAATGATTGGGCACGTGAGAATGAAGATCACGGACGTATTGGTACCCCAGAGGAATGGGCACAGCACTACGGAGCAATTGCAGCGCAAGGACTCGCTACAGACGCGCTGGGATTGCTTGGACTGGATGGGCTTGCAGATGTAACCCTCTCAGACTCCACCGTGGATCTACTCAATGCGCTAGGACACCCGGCTAGTGCGGATATGTTCCAGCCTAAGAGCATCTTGGATGATGACAACCGCGTTGCAAAGACGGTACAGGAATCCGTATCGGATACCGTAACCGATAGCGTGACAGAGGCTGTCGCAACCACAGACAGTGCCACAGATGGAACAACCACCACTGTTGGTTCTAAGTCCGTTGTCACTGTGCAGGTGCCTGCAGGTAAAACCGCATTCACTGCGGATGAAGTGCGAGAAACATTTACCACTATCAACAGCAAGGTTGGAGACATTGAAGTACGTCTAGAGACCGTTGAAGATGGGCAAGCATCCGGTATTGATACCGGGATTACAATGATGGTTTAAAGGGGAGTTACATGTCTGGCTATATCGTGACTTGGACTAGTCCAAGTGGCATCACCATTGATCTCACTATGGGTGCTAGGTCTGAGTCTGGTATCTGGATCAAGGCTATTGAGGGCTTCACGTCCTCCCCCGAGATCGCCACCGTACAGAGATCCACAGGCCGGGGTGAAGTACCAACTGCCTTGTCTATCCCTAAGATGACAGGGCAGTTGGTACTTCACATAGACCCCGGCCTTGCAGAGATTCCAGATATGGACGTGTCCGACATGTGGACATATCTGGAATCTCTATTTTCTGTGGTATCTCCTGGAACCATGACGGTACGTGATGCCAGTGGTCGCCCATTGAGTTCTGATTTCTATCTCTCAGAACCAATTGCGTTCCCCACTGGCAAGTCACCACATACCCCCGGTATCCGTGAAATAGATATGGTGGTGCCCCTGTGGTCTGATTCTGGTGGTTGGTGGGGAGAAACTGTTACCCCATCACCTATTAACTCCACTACCGGCGTACTCTACAATCCTGGTCACCTGGAAGAGTACATATCCCTGGAGTTGGCAGCGGGTGGCACTGTCGCGCAGAGGTTGTACAGGTACACGCTAAACGGCACAAACTATGACACCACACTACCCAGTGTTACAGCTAAGCGGAGCGTATCCACTAACCCTGGAACCGGGTTCGCAATCACAGACATAGACGGCAACAGGGATAGGGCAGCACAGGTTGCACTACGTGGGCGCTACATCCCTGGAGTTATCGCGCCGGGTGGTTATGTCAATGTCACCACAGGTGCCAACGTGAAAGCGACATTCACGCCCTACTACCTAAGTCCCTGGAGGTAATGATAGATGGTTAACTGGAAATCAACCCGCGATATTGCCCATACTCTGGGTGATGGGTGGGGATTCTGGGTTATGGATAAATCACTTAGTGAGCCTGTGGCAGATCTGCATGGACTTACAGAGATCACCATACCTGAAAAAGTCAATGCCACATCTGTGTTGAAATTTGTCCTACCTCCAGATCACCCGGCCGTGGATACGTTTCTCCCCATTAGTGACCTAGATGTGAATGACCCTGAACTCACCTTTGATAAGTTGGTTCATGAATCCCAGTTCATTATCACAGAGGGGCCGGGCGGAGAATCAGAGCGCCTATTTTGGCGCGTGAAGCGTATCACCCAGCGCATGACGGGCGTTAAACACGGAGATTGGGAATACTCACCCGTCACTGTAGAGGCTGAAAGCATTTACAAGTACACGGAGCACATCACTTGTAGGTCTAATCCCACCTCCCCTCTGTGGATCCAAACACCCTACCGTGATTACAGAGCCGGGCAAGCATTACAAGTATTGAAGCAATACGCCTTTGTTAATCTCATGCGAGATTTCCAGCCTGGTGCAATCTCAGGGTGGGATCTGTGGAGTACAGCCAATTGGTCTAATGTTCGCCCTAACCTCTGGGCAGCCATGGTTAATCCGGTACACTCCCCACATGTCACTGTGGGCACTGTACTAGATGCCAGATTCGACGCTGCAGCGGATCTATTTTCATCCACCTTGGAGGCTGCAGGGCTGATGATGACGGTATCTCTGTGGCTAGAGGGCGACACCCAGCCTGCACCTAGTCACGTAACACTATCCCGGCCAACTATTTGGATTGATATTGTTCCTCGTTCCTTTGATACTTCCACATCTGGAGGTCTGCTAGACGTACTGCGCGGGCTGGTTCGATCCTTTGACAAGGACAATAACTCGCCCCGTATTGGTCTTGGCACCATTCCAGCTACATGGAACGGAGATCTACCATGGTTGGTATGGAGGCCACAATCCATGGCCGGGGCTGCACTGGATTTCACCGTAGTTAAGTCCGATATTTCACACGTCACTGTGGGTGGACGTTCACCAGAGGTGATTAACAAACTCGTTGGTGCAGGTACCAAATCACTGTTCCAAGGTCTCGCTGCAGCACTGGCTGCAGCATTCTCACCGTTCGCCCCGCTGATCATTGCAGCTGGTTCATTCCTGGGGGATCTCTCAGGACAAGCATTACAAGATAGTTTGTTCGCCTGGTCTGAATTTGAGGACTCAGTACGACGTGAGGCACACGGAGAATACAGGTACAGAGATCAGGTGGGCAGTGGTGATGGTTGGTCATTGTCCGCATGGCAGCAAGGTTTCCAGATGCTTGCACAGGGCGCGGGTATGGTGTCTGCAACCTTTACCGTAGGTGAGGAAACCCCATTTACGTGGGGGCGTGACTACCGTGTGGGAGATCAACAGGGTGTGGAAGTACACGGACTTATTTTCGCTACCTATGTCTCTGAATGTGTCAACACCTGGAGCACAGAGCGGGGATGGAAACAGTCTGTCACACTAGGTGACCCCCGCGCCCGTGAGTCTCTGGTAGAGAACTATAAACGCACTACGTCCACCTTGAAAAAGGCCATTGAACGTGGCAAGTCCACAATCTTGTAAGGGAGCTATCACATGAGTACAGATCCATATCCTTATCCTGTAGATGGGGATAACCATGAGTACGCGTGGATGTTTTTCAATATCACCAACGCCCCGCGCTTCGATCTAGACACAGCCAATATCGTATGTGCACATCTAGAAAAACTAGGTGTGGATCTCACCCCAGAGGCCACACATGATTCTGAAATCATTTATGACGCGCTGGGTGGCGTAGGTGCACCGTGGGAGAACGGCATCTGGCAAGAGGCATCTAAGCCCCGTATGGAGTTCACCACCACAGTGCCTGATGTAGATGTGACTGCCATGACAGAGGCACAGCGCGCGGAGTTGAAACTAGCGTTGGATATGGCAGATATTGCAGATGCCTCTAGCGCTAATCCACATCGAAAGGATCCAATCTAATGGGTGTCAATCTCTCAGGTACCACACCTGGTAACCCGTCATCTGGTGGTCTATTTGATGACATGCTCTCTGGTGCTGGTGCACTAGGTCAAGAACTCTGGAACGGGCTAGGTGGAATTATCACAGGTATTGGAAACATCATTGGAGGTACTGCGCAGTTTGTCGGTGGTGCATTCGATGCCGTGGTTAATGGTGCAATCAATCTGGTTAACTCAGTTTCCAATCTCATTGGAAATACCATTAACAAGTTGTTTGGGCCTAAGCCGGTACCACCACCAGAACCACTTCCAGATCTCTACTCCCCTATTCAGGCAGACCTTGAAGAAGCATTTGATCCGCTGCTAACCACCGTAAATAATGCGCTCACTGGATCCAGTGAACTAGGCACTAAGATTGATTCTGCAATTGATGATCTGGCAGATCTGGTAGATCCAAATAATGAGGATTCTAAGCTCTGGCAGGCTCAGAACGCTATTGATCGCCTGCAGAATGAGCGTGATGCTATCCAGGACATTGCACTGGATGCACAAGCTAGGGCACTTGAAGCGCTGCAGCAATATGTTACGCGTGTCATGTTCCTACCAGATAGCACTAAGGTTAACTCCATCCAGAACCCACACTGGATGGTGACCTTTGAGAACGGCAAGCGCAAGCTCAAGGCGCTACCCGGCTGGGTAGGTGAATGGGTCTACAACTCTGCGGTTCACCGATCTGGTGATTTCGGCCCCGTCATTGAGGGCGGTACAGTCTCTGCTGCCTCACGTACATTTCTACTGGACACTGCCACATCGTCCGCTATTCTCATGTATTCCATTCGCCCTGGTATCCCCCGGCTTGCTAAGCCAGCGTCTGTTAATGGTTGGGTTCCAGCGCGCGATACATGGGTTAATTTTCCTCTCTCAGACAATGCGGATGGTCTGGTCTCTGGTGTGTTCACAGCTACCACTGCAGGTGATCATGACATATTTGTCCGTGCCGGCTGGGATGCAACCACACGTGAAGATAGCTATGGCATTCGTATTCGTCGCACAGCTGTGGGAGGTGCAGTTACCTACCCTAAGGAAATCAAACAGTTTGGTATCGGCCCACTATTGCCTGGTCAAGATGGTTACCGTACTCAATCTATTCAGATGACACTCAATCTGGCTGTAGGTGAGAAAATCACATTCCAAGCATTCGCAGGTGCTGGTGGTACTGATCAGCGCAAGATGCGTGATTCTGAGATCTCGGTTGGCTGGGTACAGGCACCACCAGACAATTCGGACATTACCTAGACAAGGGGGATGCTATGACCACGGTAACGATTGATATTCGTAATATTGCCTCTAAGACATACCCAGATGACAAGGTGGTATTTAGATCACCAGAGATTAGGGAGAATCCAGCGGGTGGTATGGTCTCCACTGCAGATGAGGTAGTCCCTCTGGTAGATGGGCAGGGATCCGTTAACCTCACCCCCGGCCCCGTGACTGTGTTCATCCAGTGCCGGGGTGTGGCAGATAATCGTTCCAAGAATGGAACAGTTCCTGATAGTGGAACTGTTAATCTGGTGGACATTATCGCGGGCGATTTCACCTACACCCCGGCTGTGGTTTCTGCAGCTGTACAGGCAAGGAATGAAGCTCGTGCTGCAGCTGCAGATGCCATTAGCGCTAAGAACCAGGCTGCCACATCTGCCACCAATGCAGCCACCAGTGCAAGCACAGCATCTACAGCTGCATCCACAGCAACATCTGCTAAGAATGCAGCTGCTACAAGTGCCACCAATGCTAGTGCATCTGCAGCTGCAGCCAACACTAGTGCGAACGCAGCGGACTCACGCGCCACAGCTGCAGCCTCAAGTGCAAGTACGGCATCTAGTGCAGCCACCACAGCAACCACAGCTAAGAATGAGGCAGCCTCAAGTGCTACAGCTGCAGCCACCAGTGCCACCAATGCATCCACTGCAGCGGATCGTGCAGAGGCCGGGGCGGATAGGGTAGGTAGCGCGGAGCAAGTAGGGCAATGGGCAAGCCAAGCTGCAGACAGTGCAAGCACTGCAACCAGTGCTGCATCTACAGCGACTACAGCTAAGAATCAGGCAGCCACATCTGCTACCAATGCAGCATCTAGTGCTACCACAGCCAGCCAAGCTGCCACCAATGCAGGATCCTCTGCATCTGCAGCAGGTAACAGTGCCAGCCAAGCAGATACCAGTGCAAGTACTGCAAGTGGTGCTGCCACAGCTGCAAGTGGTGCAGCATCTGCAGCCACATCTGCTAAGGATGCAGCTGCAGCCAGTGCTACAGCTGCAGCGGGTAGCGCGTCCACAGCGGAGACTGCAGCCACCACAGCTACCAATAAGGCTATAGAGGCTAGTAACTCTGCAGATCGTGCGGAGTCTGCTACATCTGGTAAAGCGGATCTGGTGGGTGGTAAAATCCCCAGCTCTCAGATTCCAGAGGTAGCGCTCACTAAACCATCACAGGTAACATCACGCGCTGGGATGTTGGCTCTCACTGCGCAAGAGGGCGATATAGCCATTATCACCACAGGTGCTGATAAAGGCACCTACATCCTGGGCACAGGGGCATCTAATGTGTTCGCTTCCTGGATGCCTATGGCTGTGAGTTCAGATGTGCCTGTGCAATCTGTCAATGGTCAGGTGGGTACTGTGGTGCTCTCTGCAACAGATGTGGGTGCAGCACCCACCAATCACACGCACACCCCAGCGTCTATTGGAGCTGCAGCTGCATCACATACACACCCTGCATCACAGATCACAGGATTACCCTCTACAGATGGAGGCTACAACACTAGAGATGCAGCAGACCCTGCCTCATCCTACCCTGCAGGTGTTGACGTAACTCTGAATAGCGTCAACAAGGGGTGGTCAGCGATAATTGGGGCAGCCTCCCTACCTAGCCTGGGTTCATTCGTTGTGGTGACTACTGTTAGGCAAGGGTTCTATAATGACTCCACCTGGCAGTATCTGAGTTCCTACGCCCTACCTGGATCTTCCATTTATGTTCGGAAGTGGCAAAATGACGCATGGACTACGCTACGCAGACTGACTGATGATGGGCACACCCATACCAGTGCACAGATCTCAGATGCCACATCTACAGTCACATCAAACAGGGTGGTCATACGTGATGACACTGGCAGGTTCAATGTCCATACGCCTACGACACCTGCACACCCAACGCCTAAGACGTATGTGGATAGCGGACTCAGTGATACATACACAACCATATATCTACGTCCAGCGCTATTCTCAGGTGCAGGCAATCCACCTAGCACAATTCCAGGTGCTGTAGCTGGGGACTGGTGGATCAATACCACCACTATGGAACTATTCAAGATCACAGGAGTTTGATATGGCTATCACATCCACACTGGTTGGATCACTAGGGGCTGGGAAAGTAACAGAATCGCGGTTCTGGTTTTCTAATTCCCGCAGGTACTGCTCTGACCTAGATAAGGCATGGGATATTCCTGCCGGTAGGCATCTGCTTTTCTGGGAGGGAACCAAACGTAACGGACTGTCTGGGTCTGTAACCATTGATGGTAAAACGTTCAATGCTCAAGGTAACAATGGATCACTAATTGGAGGGTATATGTACGTGGACGGGCCTAAGACAGTGGCAGCTACAGGATCAGGATCTGCTGGTTTTGGGGAGGATCCCTATATGAGTTGGGTAAAGGTGGCATCATGACCAAAGTAACAATTGACATTCGCAATATCGCGTCATCCACACATGCAGATGACAGAGTACTTTTCCGATCACCCACACACAGAGCTGGGGGAGCTGGGCTGATCTCCACAGCCAATGAGGTGGTGACACTGACAGATGGTGTGGGTGATGTGGAGCTAATCCCCGGCCCTGTGATCGTGACATTCCAATGTAAAGGTGTTTCTGATACATCACCTAAGCGTGGCGTGGTACCCACAACCACACCAGCCACGTTGCTGGAGGTGCTGGGGGATAATCTCACCTATGAGCCAGAGGTACTGGGGATGGTTAATCAGGCACGTAATGATGCTATTGAGGCAATCCAGATTGCACGTGATCAGGCACTGCAGGCAATCCAAGATGCGCAGAATGGAGGCAGTTAATCATGGCAACAATGCCAGTTGATAAAGGCTTTTACGTCACATCACCCTATGCGGAACGCTGGGGTACATTCCACTGGGGTACGGACTTTGGCCTGGATGGTGGCTCAGGTGGTCATCCCATCTACGCAGTGAAATACGGCACTGTCACTGCAGCAGGCCCGGCTAGTGGTTTTGGCCAATGGATCAATCTAGATCACCCAGGTACCAATGGTGGTGGATTGAGTGTCTATGGCCATATCATCCCAGAGGTACGCGTAGGGCAGGTGGTTGTAGAGGGGCAACGTATCGGATACATTAATCCGAACTCTGCCACCAATGGTGGGGTGGCACCTCACCTCCATTTTGAGTACCACAGGTACATGTGGGCACCCCCTGGAGCTGATCGCCTGGATCCAGAAAAGACCGTTCTAGCTGGTGCACATTGGCCTGGTGATGCCCGTTCATTTGATGTGGACACTCTAGGCGATCTCATGGGATGGACACTCACCCGTGAGCGTTATGCACAGCTCTACCCGTCCTATGTGAAGATGTTAGATCTCATTGGGGCATCCAGCATCAACGCACATGCCATGATTGGTGCCCAGCTGGGACATGAATCTGTGGGTCTGAAATACCAGGAAGAAATAGCCTCTGGCAGCGCCTATGAGTGGCGCGCGGATCTAGGTAACACGGTGGCTGGTGATGGAGTCCGATTTAAAGGCCATGGCTGGATCCAAGTAACAGGGCGTGGAAATCATTTGACAGTATCTCAGTGGGCACACGCGCGGGGGATTGTTCCCAGTCCTACCTATTTTGTGGATAATCCCACACAGCTGGGTAGTGACCAGTATTGCTGGGTAGGCCCGGCCTGGTACCTCACTGCAGCACGGAGCGGATTCATGGCTGCAGCTGATCGTGGTGAGTTGGAAAATTGCACCCGCATGATTAATGGTGGTCTCAATGGCATTGATGATCGCAGAGCACGATATAACCGCGCACTCATATTGGGTGAGCGACTAATCCCTAATGATGGAGGTTTCCTAATGGCACTATCAGATGACGAACAGCGCGAACTACTGGATAAGACGCGCCGTATTCACCACGAACTCACTCATGAGTTCCAATCCCTGTATACGGACAAGGACGGTAACCGCTCTACATGGCGCGGTACCATGATGGGTTACCTACTACAGCTAGACCGTAAGGTAGAGAACGTTCACCAGTTCCTACTTCCAGAGGTACTCACCACAATTCAGGTACTGGTCAAAAAGGACAAGACCAAAGGGGACAACGACAATGAGTAACCCACTACCACTCACTTCATACCGTCCATCTGTTGCCACCCGTAAAGTGGTACTCACATACCTTAATGAGCAACCCTGGTATGTAGAGAAAAAGGACTTGATCACCATGGTTGCTGGTGGCGTGATCACTCTCGCACAGCTTAACCTTGTGCCTGCAGATGCCCCTCAATGGATCCACATTGCCATTGGTGTGGTCACCTGGATTGCTGCCCTGTTCGTTATCTCAGGAACACCCGGCGCGGTAACTAAGTCCATGGAGCAACGCCTCGCACAGACTGCAGAGCAACTAGAACAGGCAGTTCCACCTGTGGCACATGTACCGTCTGTGGAACACCCACAGCCAGAGGATAAGACAGACCTAGCCTATGAAGCTGGGGAGGCTGCCCGTATCGCTGCAGAGGATGAGGCGCGCTTTAATGAGGTGGTTGCACTAGACCAACGCGCCGGGGATTATCAGGGTGAACATAGGGCTACCCCATGAAATTGGGCATCCCGTGGCCTGCACTCATTCCTAGGGTAATTACCGGGCTGTGGGGCATGTGGAGCGCTGCAACGTCTTATGCTTATCTTCATGAGACACCTAGCGCACTAGAGGCGACAGAGACATTCCTACGCCTACCTATCTGGGAGGTGTGGGCAATCGTCACTGTGACACTTGTACTAGGTAGTGTGTCGCCTCCATTTGGCCCGGCCTGGCTCCAGTGGGTGGGTGCTGGTTTACGTACTGTAGGTATGGCCATGTGTGCCGGGTTGCTGTTGGCCTGGTCTACGGAGTTCTTCACAGCGGATATGGCGCGCGGTTGGGTGACAGGTAAGAACTATCTTATGCTTTCCGTACTAGCTATGATTACAGCCATGTCCGTATCGGTAAATAGATTTGATCTATTCGCACCAACTACCCCAGACATGGATCTAGAGGTGGGGGGCGAGTTGCGCAGCTAATGGATACAACGATATTGGTACAGGCAATGATCCTGTTGGGCGGTGTGGTGGCATCTATTGGTTCTGTGTGGGCCGTGTACATACAGACCAAACAGAAATCATCCAAGGATAAGATGGACGCTCAAGTCTTGCTGCAACAGCAACGTTTGGAGGACATTAAAGAACTGCGTGATCGCATTGATGAACAAGATGAACGCATTGAGTCCATGGGCAAGAAACTAGACCGTGTATCTAGAGATCTGCGTATGGAGCAAACGCTCACACATCGTATGTCCCTCACCATGCAGACTCACGATATTTTCCTTGATCAGATTGAGGAATACTACACGGAGCATGACGCGGTACTACCCTACCCCCGGCCTCACATACCAAATCGGCACAATCTAAAGATGTTGTTGGATACTATCGCCAATCGTGATCGCGGAGATCCAGCGGAATAAAAATAACGCCCCACCTTGATAATGAGGTGGGGCGTTATTTTTGTGTCTTAATCCAGTAGGTAGTCTGCCAAGATTAGGTTAGTGCAGTACCAATTGTTGTTCTTGGAGAAGTTCACAGCCTCTGCCATACTCAACGCAATGTCCTTATCACTGGTCTTAGTGCTCACGTACCGTACCCGGCCTGTGGTCATTTCGATCTGTCGCATGACCCAGTGCTCTACGTCTGGAATGTCATAGCCTGCATCTGGGTGTGATCCCCGGCTTTGGTAGATCAGAGTGCCCACACCAATAATGATGATTAGGCAGATCAATGTCATGAAGCCCGCGCCTGTGTACTCAATCATCCTTTAATCCTTTTCTACAATGTCAGCTATAAAGTGAAATTTGATATGTGGATTTAGTAGCGCAGCAGGGGATGACCCAAGAACAGCTGATAGTGCCACTAGCTCATCAACATCTACTTTTCTTTGACCACGTTCGATATTGCGCAGTCCCAGCTCTGGTATGGGTTGCCCTATTTCAGACAGTCGCCTGGTCATTTCTGCGTAAGTCAGATTCTGTCCTTTGCGTAAGGTAATCACATTACCTCTGACAGCCTCACCAGCAGTACCTAATGGGGTTTTCATTCTAGCTATCCTTTTCTATCACGCTGGGAGGGGTGGATCCATGAAGTAGTTGTTGTGACATGTCGCAAATGATGTGGATGGACTCCATGAGGGTGTCAAACAGAGGACGTGCAAAGTGTCCTCCCACCTGTGGTACGTAGATCCATGCGGACACACTATCTCGCAGAGCATCACCATTGACGTGGATACAGGTAATAAGCACTCCCCCGCCCTCACTCTGTGCGTGCAGAGCTACCCCATCTGGCATCTTGATTTTGTTGAGTACTACCGCTGCAGCTTGCTCTGCCACCAATGTTGGGTGCTGAGTCTCTGCTACCACCTCCAACGTCATGGCCAATAGTGCCTTATTAAGTCCATCTTGATAGGTGGGTAACGTCATGTACTTACTCATTGGTTTCATCCTCTACTTCATCGTTTGCCTCTGGTTCTGGGTGGATCACTACAACGGACTCAGAATCACACTTGTACACATGTCCCTGGTTGTAGTTCCCTACGTCCACCAACTGAAAATAGGTACGGTATTCGTCATGCTTCACAGAATCCAACACACCTGTGATTGCTGCCTCATGCTCACGGAATACCCACGGCATAGTAACTGTAGATCCGATGTGTGACTTATCTAGCTGCCCGGCGCGTACCGTATGTGGTTCTAGCGCTTGCATGCCTTCACGCGCCGGGTATGTCTCTATTTTGGTCTCTGGGGTCTCCACTGGGAAATGTCCCACCATAGTGTTCAGGATCTCCACTAGCAGGGTGCTGTAGTCACCTGATGAGCAGTCATTGTGTAGGTATGAGGTCTCATCTTTGTTGGTGGCGTACCATTCAACTACATCTGCCGATACCCAATACCTGATTGTCCAATCACCACGTGTAACCAAAATATGATCATCTACTGCCTGGATACTGTCGAAAACTCCAGCGTTCCTGAGATTGGCCAACGCCCCACGTAAATTGCCCTGTACTGTGCTCATGTTAAAATCCTTCTCCTGTAAGACCCAGATCTGTGTGCATTGATCGGATCAGCTCTGTGAGCATGTGCTCACTGTATTCTGATGCTGCAGCTATTTTCCTGGATAGTTTCCTGTTGTGCTTGCCTTTACGTGATCGTGCAGACCACGTAATCGCTACCGTCTCTATGTCAGATGCAAAGAGGAGATGGTTAACGTAGAAATACACCAGCCAGTCACCTCCATACGCCTCCACCCTGTGTGCTGCAGAGTCATAGGCCACATGCGTAAAGATGCCCAGCTCTTTCATGGCTCTCACATATGCGTGCAGCACATCCATGCGCTGCATCTCTGCATCATAAAGCGGGTGCTCACTCATGATGTTGCCTTGTGAAGCTGGTGGATCTGTGCAGCTAGATCTGCAATGACCTGATGGGGACTCTCCACAATCACCCCATCAGATCTGGAATCGGCACATGTCCAGAGCACTGTGGTTATTCCATCCACCCAGTCATGCTCTAGGCAGAGATAGATCTCCAGACCCTGTGAGGTGACCACCTGCAGGAGTTGTGTGTTAGAGAAAGGATATGTCACTGTGACAAAATCACCATTGATCTGCAGGCTGTGTGCTGCTTTCAGCAGATCTTCATATGTGTAGCTCATGATAAAACCGCCCCTAGTGTGTCCATGACTCCATACGATGATGGAAGTCCATAATGTTGTTGAACTAGATCCAGCTGTTGTGCCGGGTATAGTCCGGTTACTGATTCAATGAACCCCGTGGTACCCAGCACGATATGTACATAGGCTGTGAGCACCAACTCAACAATGATCATTTGTCTACCTCTTTCCTGTACAGCCGGGCGTGAATAGCTGCATATGTCCTGCCCAGCCTCGTGGCTAGTTGGTACGCAGTCAGTCCATGATCACTACGGATAAAATCATCCTCTGCTTGTGTCCACGGTTTCCTGTGGCGTACTGCCCGCTTAGCAGTCACAGACTGATTCAGATCGTAGTTTTCCTGAGTACGTTCCTGCTCTGCCTCACGATTGGCACGATACCGTGCTTTGGCCAGTACCCTGGTGTGTTCCCTGCGTGATTGCTGGTACTCATACACACACTGCTTACACACAGGGTTAAACCCATCCTTGCGTGATCTATCGCTGTGAAACTGAGTGATTAGCTTGGACTCTCCACATTTAAAACAGGTCTTAGTTTTCATCGTTATTTCCTCTGTACGGCAAAGCTGGGATGATGCGCGTTGAACCAGACGCGCCCCTGGTTGGTGTCCTACAGCTGGAACTGCGCGTTAAGGGCTTCAATCTCCATATCACGCTTCATTTCCTGCATGGCACCCAACACGCCCTGTTGGTTGAACTCTTTGTTGCCTTGCTTCATGCGGAAACCAACTGCAGCAACATACGATTCCAGTTCCTCGTAGCTGATTCCTGTGGACTGTGAAAGATCAAACAATGCTGGGTTAATGCTCATGTCAAACTCCTTGTGAGATGAAAGAGGCTGGGAACAACTTGTGTTGTTCTCTCTTGCTCTACTTAATACTGTACACACGTACATGTGGTCATGCAACCCCTAAACCAAATTAATTTTATTTTAATTTGGTTTAGGGGTGTGATCTGTGGTTACCGTTCGTTGTAGACCTTGATAATCGCCTCAACATATTCATTGCCAATCACATTGACCGCATTAACATACGCACCTACGCCCCGGCCTGCCAACCATTCAAGATGGAGGTCTGATCCGTTATCATCAATCGTGATTGCGTACTCACCCATACGGGCATTCTGCAGCCAATCTGTGGACTGCAGAACACAGATTGAATCATCCTTGCCCTGGATGCAATCACTAGCCAAGATTGCAAGATCACGGATACCGGACTGGATGACGGCAATCTGGAACAGATCCGTATAGAGTTTGGAATCCTCACCCTGCGTGCTGTAGGTCGCTATGGGGAGAATGTCGCGGGCAATTGGGGTGGTGATGATGGTAGCGGTTGAATCAGACATGCTGTGTTCCTTTTCGTGAGATGTTGTGTGGTGATGCGCGTTGAACCAGACGCGCCCCTGGTTGTGGATTACTTTGCCCAGCTGGTTAAAAACTTCTGAGCGTTTGCCAGTTCAATGGCACCCTGCTCATCAATGTCACCATCTACACGTGCCTGGTTATCAATGTAGGTTGTCCACATGATCAGGTCAGCTTCCTGGGTGATCTCAATGGCACGTCCATCCTCTGCAATAAGTGCAATGTAGGTGCCCTGTGCACCTGAGGTGATGGACTCCAGAACACCCATGTTCCAGACAGCGATTGCAATGTCGCGGGTGGTTGTGATTTCAGAAAACATGATAAAACTCCTTGTGAGATGAAAGAGGCCTGGAACAACTTGTGTTGTTCTCTCTTGCTCTACATACTACTGTACACACGAACTAGGGATAACACAACCCCTAAACTAAATTAATTTTATTTTAATCCAGTTTAGGGGTCTGACCTGTGGTTATGTGTTAGTTCACAGAGATAACGTAGGTGTGCAGCTCACGGAAATATGGATCCGTTTGTTTCTTGGAATCCTCCCAATCAAGGAACATTGCGTGTTCGATGCCCCACAGAGCTGCCTGCACATCATTGTAAACAGGGGTGAAAGGATCATCCTTGTTCGTTACATTGTCGTGGTAGTTGAACACAGGGCGGTTCCTGCGCGTTCCTGTGTGGCAGTGCAACGTCATACCCGCGCCGGGCTTAATCCCGGCTGCTAGATCCAGAACATTAATCAGGTGATCAATCGCTGCACGTGTACGCATACCTCTACCGCCTGGCGTGTGTCCAACTACGTTGCCTGGGTTATCTCCACGGTAGACCACTTGAACCCGTCCTGTGTGCAGGATGTTGGTAGCGCCTGATTTCCGGTGAACAGTGCCGTGTTTCAGGGTGAGGGGTGGGTAAACCATTCCAAGATCTGCAGGTGTGGCCACGTAATCAGGATTAGAGACCTGCACCTCTACAGGGGATATTCCTCCAACCACTATGTAATCAGGTTTTGCATCTACACTAAATAACGCCTCCCTGCGCAGTGCAACCTTATTATCATTGAGCATCTTATCTTCATTGGCGATAAGATCACGTACCCGCTCCGCCATATCTAGCGCGCCTGCAATGTCTATGCCACGTAGGATCTCTTTACACACGTTCACGGCAAGCTGTGCTGCCTCACGTGCCCCGGCGTATAGCTCTAGATCAATGTCCGCATTGAATTGCACCATAGCCTTGAAGCGCCGGGCAGTCATGACTTCTGCAAGATCAGAGGCTGTGAAATCATGCATCTTGTCCATGGTCTCTAGTGCATGGTTCACTGCCTGCAACTCTGGGTTATCAATCATCTGGTTCAAATACCAGATGCCCTTTTCCGTATCCTGCAGCGCCTTGCCTTTACCACCGTGGCGGAAAAAGTACTTGAACGCGGAGAACTCAGCCCCGTTATCTAGCGCCTGTGCGTATGTCCAACACTCACCAGAGATGATGGGGTGGCTCACGTAGTGGGTGGGGTGGTTGACTTGTGGATCCGTGCTCATTTTAATCTCTTCCATTGTTTGTGTGAGTTCTTACGCGTGAACATACCCAGCTGGGAAAGCATATCCTGCAAGTGCTGACGTTCCTTGCTATCCCACATGACAGAACGCATAGCTGCAGCGAGATGGTGTGTGGCCTGTGCTAGGTGGTACTGTACCTTGATTTTGTCCCGTATCGGCGCGTAGTTCTGTGTGCCCGGCCTTGTCATGATTTTAGACCTAGCGCGGTAGCCACATCGTCCACCGTTATGTACTCAGTAGATGCCTGGATGGAGTATCCCAGATCTTCCACAGCGGGGTGTGAGGATGACGTGAGCGCGTCCACCAGTGCAATGAACCCAGTGGTCTTAGAATGTGCCATGTTATTTTCCTTAGAACAATGCCCCCAGCTGGCAGGCCGGGGGCATATGGTGACTGTAGTCTAGTCCTGGTTGGTTTCGGTGGTGCGTTCGCTGGATCCATCTTTAAGAATGGTTACCGTTGATACGCCCTCTGTGTCATCATCTGCAAGATGTGCACTCAACGTACCTGCCAGTAAAGCCTGTGCAGCGATAGTACCCAGTGAGTCATGAATCATCTCTATACCCATCATCATGGTTAGTTCGGGGCTACCCTCCATCTTCGCGGTAGCGCTACCGATTTCAAAAGCTTCATCGGTTTCTACAGCATCGAAAACAAGCTCAAGCTGCACACGGTACTTCTTGGACTCTGGGGTGGACTCTGGGGTGATGTTCTCAGTAGTCATGATTAGTACATCCCACCGGCGTTGATTGCCTGCACTGCAGTGTCTACCCACTCTGGTGCATCATCTAGCAACCATGCTGGGGATTGCCCTGGCTTAGCGCTAGATGCTTTAGTGATCATTCCGATGGTGTAATCAACACGCGGGTTAGCGATCACATCACCCAGCGCACGAACTACAGCACTAGGGAAGATAAGACCCTTGTTAACCTCTGCTTGTCCGGTCTGTGCGAACGTGTCCAAGAAGATCCACTCCGCACGGATAGCGTCGGTCTGCCCAAATGAGGTTTGCATTCCAGTTTCAACACTGATTGGACGAACAACTACCGGACGGCCTAGGTTGTCATCTGAAAGCAACTTGTCGCCACCACCTGCAGTACCGTGTGCAAAACGCTCTGCAAGGTTGACTGCAGCACCTGCAGCCTGTGGGTTACCCTGTGGGCTGGTCTGGATGCCACCAACTGCAGGTGTTGCCTGTGGCTGTGCAGCGGGGGCTGCAGGTGGGGTGTACACAGGCTGTTCTGCAGGCTGTGCAACTGGTGCAGCTGGTGGAGTGTACTGGGGTGCTGGTGCAGCCTGATCTGCAGGTGCCTGGTATTGAGGCTGTGGGGCTGGTGCAGCCGGTTGTGCCTGTGGCTGTGCGCCGTATCCTGCAGGTGCAGCCTGAGCGCCGGGGTTAAATGGATTAGTCATGTGGACTAATTCCTCTCTGAGATAAAGTGAGATGACTAGATGCCGTAGCTCTCTAGTCCTGTACAGGGGGCAGTTTAATGTCCTACCCAGGACATTGCACACAGAGGATGCCTTAAAATTAACCAATCCAAGTTCACAATTTGGATGAATTATCATCCTCTGTGGTGCATGGTTTAGATGTTACACAACCACTAGTTTTAATGCAACCTTTGGGATGCAATCCCACGTAGATGCGACATTCCAAGCTGTGTAAGTTCCTCTGTCCACACGTCCTGGTGTGCTTGCCAAAGGGTAGCTAGTTCCTGTTGCGTCGTGCAGGACAAGACCAATTGCTTCAAGTCTTTTTCAGGCTTAGGAATATCCCACTGCCCAGGGATGGTGGATCCAGACCTAGTGCGCATCTCTGAGATCTGCAGTGCGAGATCCAGCGCATGCCTGCCCTCTGTGAGATCCAATGTGATCAACTCACAATGTGCATCACGATCACTGGGGATATGTGCCACCACGGAAAAGGCATTGGAGATCGCGGGCATATCATCCCAGCTCTGGGTCTCTGGATTCCACATAGCCTCTGCACCTGCATAGATTGCCGTCTGCATAGCAAATCCCATGAGACCATATTTCAGAGATGTTGTCTTAGATGTTTTCACATCACCAATCACCAATGTGTCATCTGCGAGTTTCCAAATTCGATCCAAGGTACCCACGTGTTCAGCCTGTGGATTCCACACCAGGCGTTCCACCATACCGGGCGGGGTGGTGATGCCATACTCAGACAGACACTCCATGTACGCCTTGATCTTGGGGCGGAAGATTTCCGGTACATCTTCCAGAGGTAACCCATAACATTCGACCTCTTCCGTCCATGCATGGATTGCCGTACCCCGTTCGCTTGCCTCTGAGTTGCCAGCCAGCAACTGCGAGCGATCAATGATCTTATCCACAGATTGATTCACATTACGTGGATCATCAAAAAGATCTAGGTCATCTAGCAGATCTGGTTGTGTTTTCAGACCCAGTACCGTGGTGCGCTGCAGCCACTTTATCAACCCATCTTTAGAATCAATTGCATGTGCAAGTGAGGTTGCGCGGGGGAACTTCGCAGGCTTGCCCGTCTCTGGGTGAGGGAGTTCGTACTTGCCATATTTCGCAACAGTTTCCTTGCCCCCGGCGCGTTCTGGTGGCATCGGGAATCCATGGTTGTGTGTCCTGTGGCCACGCCAACCTGGGGGCGTGAATCGTGGAATCTGTGGGGCTGCAGGGCGCGCCGGGATGACCTGCGCATCTGGAGTGAGACCAGATCCGGTTACTTGGGATAGTGACAGTGTGGTCATGTGTGAATGTCCTTACTTGAAGAATTTACGGAGTTGACGGGATGCCAACACGGTGGATATTTCATCGGATAAGCGTGCCTTTTTCATCCTCTCTGCACCCTCAATACCTAGGGATTGACCAAAGGTTACTTGCCCCTCTGATGGTGTGGGGCGAGATCTCCACCCGGCTGTCTTAAGTGGCAGTACGGCATGCCGGTTGATCTCGTGCTCTGCAGCTTCACGCGCCTGGTCACGGGTACCGATAGCCCCGCCTGCCAGTAGGTAGCTTGGTTGGCTGGTTCCTGGAACTATTCCCACAGCAAATAAATCATCCCCACCTGCAGGCAGTAGGTACGCGTACCATCCGTTTTGCCCATCCAAGAACGGGATACCATCTAGCGCTTCACGCTCTGGGATACGGGTAGATAACCATACGGCATTAGATGCTGTGAGTAGATCCACGTCCACCATATCTATAGCGCCCTCACGCTGTGGCCGGGGCGGGGCTGGTTCTTCCTGCCCTGGATCCTCATCACTAGAGGGTGAGACACGTGTAGTTTCCACGCCCTCTACCAGAGATGACAAAGTGACCATGGACACATCCCGTGTGGCACCGGCCAGATCAAGAACTAGCGCATCCTCTTTATGTCTATGTAGGCGTAGTGCGCGCCCTACCATCTGTGTGAACAACACAGGTGAGCGGGTAGGCCGGGCAAGCACGACACAATCACATGCCGGTAGGTCTGTGCCCTCTGTGAGTACCTGCACGGTTACCAGAGCTTGTACACGCCCGGCTGTGAAGTCCTCAAATAGATCTTTACGTTCCTCTGATGGTGTGGAACCTACCACTACCGCTGTAGGGATTCCACTACGTGAAAGATTGTCTGCGAGTGCTTCGCAATGCTCAACACCTGCACCAAAAATAAGCATTCTACGGTTACCCGCGTGCGTGTGAATAGCCTCTACACAGCTGTCAACGCTTACCATCATGGCATCTGATAACTCACCCGCTGCATAGTCACCATTCCTGATTTTAAGTTTGGTGGTATCCAAGCTGGGAATAACAACAGTCTTGCCCCTAGGTGTGACTAGGAATCCCTCTTCCAATGCCCACTTCAAGGATCGTTCAAAAGCGACACTATCCCAGAGATCCCCCAGCCCTCCATCTGAGCGCTGCAGGGTAGCTGTGAAGCCAGCCTTGAACGCATCTGGGAATTTTCCAAGCACCTCTGCATAAGTCTCTGCAGCGGAATGATGACAATTGTGCACAGTTATTCCGGTGCCAACGGTGTAGGTGTGGTCTTCTTCAATTTCAAGATTGTAGACTCTACGGTCTGGACACATTCCTCCAAATGTTCCATCACTTGTTTGTTCGTGAACCTCAACGTGGTCCACCCGCACCCAGCTAGTCGTTCGTCCCTGCGAGCATCCGCACGCTGTCGAGCTAGCGTACCGTGGCTCCCGCCATCGACCTCCACACAAAGCTTCACATCCGGGTCGGCAAGGTCGGCACTGTACTTGTGTGGGTGCTCCCCATCCTTTGGTGTTATTGTCACCTCCATTGGAAGGTTCAAAGCTCCGGCCAGTGCACGTTGGGGCGCTGTTGTCCCTGCTCCATTCCCGCCTCGTACCGTCGGTTTGTGTCCTCGCTTCTTGTGTGTTTCGGACACTTTCGCTCGAATTTCCGGGTCCTTCATTGGGTTGTTCTCGGTCATCCGTTTTGAGGCGTACTTCCGATTCGTCCTCGCCATGGTCTCGGAGCTTGCTTTCCGAACAAACGTGTCCCGGCAATGGTCGGAGCAATACGCTCTTTTCACCCTGTTCCATTGGTCGCGCCATGATTTCTTCCCCATTCGGGACGGCTTCCCGCACACTGTGCAGGGAGGTGGATTCAACTCTAGATTGTGCATGATGCAACCTTACACCATGCACAAGCTTAGCAGCAACCACCCATCCGTTGTCAGTAAGAAAAGGGTGTCCCGGGGTACATGTGAACGATTGTCCATCTGCAAGGTGAACAGTCACAAGACCGTTCGGTGTAGACGACATTGTGCGAAACACCTTCCTCAATGTCGTCTCACCCTTAGAATTGACAGCACGTACATAGTCCCCGGCTGTGTAATCCTCAATAGGTTTGCCGTCCACCATTGTTCCGGCAACAAAGCACTCATCCGTGATAACCACATGACGTTCACCTAGGGATGTAAGACGCTCTGCAGATGCCAAAGTCTGGAATGATGCTGCCACGATAGGCGCGCCTGGTTGGTCTCGTTCAGCCTGTACAAAACCTACAGTTCCCTCTGGTAGTTCAGGGTCTACCTGAAATATAGAGGCTGCCATTTGATCTAGTAGCTCACGCCTATGTGCAAGTAGCAACACCCGCGCACCTGTGCGTATGGCATCCACTGCAATCTTGGCAATCACGGTGGACTTGCCGGTACCTGTGGGGAGAACAACGCATGTACGTTCGCCCTTGTTCCACGCCATATATACAGCGTGCACGGCCTCTGTTTGGTATGGCCTAAGCTGTCTAGGTTGGTTCATTTCTTCCCCACCTTGGCAGACCAATGTGTGTGCCACTGGTGGGCTGCAGCCAGAGCTGCCACTAGCTCTGTGGTGTTGACCTTGGATCCAGCTTTCATGGATGCAGAACCGGCGTGTGGTAGCAATTCAACCCCGGCGTAATCAGCCACGATGATAAAGCCCTCTGGATACCATCTACCTACCTTGCCCTTGTTGGTGTGAACCATCTGGTCTGGGGTGGGTAGGGACTTGGAGGGGACAACAAAATTGGGTGAGATAATCACACGTGAACTCCAATCACATAGGGTGATAACCCAACACATTATTGTGCTGGGGTGTAAGGATATGCTACCACATGTCCAAGACATGAATAAACCCCAGCTTTCAGGGCTGGGGTTTATTACGCGCAATATAGATTGTACTAGGACTGGATCCCATCTCGCAACGTCTGCGCTTCATCATCTAGATCAGGGCGTTTGAAGTTAGCGCGTCCATCACGGGCAAGCTTGCCCTGAGATACCAGGCGATCAAGTACGCGGGTAATGTGAGTTTTCCACGCCTTTGCCTTGCCGTCATGGTAATAGTCTGGCTGTACACCATCCACGATAGCTATACGGGATACTTCCAAGGTTTCAAACTCGTTGACGAAATCAAGAACACGTTGTGCTGTTACGTCCAACGCCTCTGGCTTAGGTGGGGCGAAATGCTTAGGTGCCTCACCTTGCAGATAATCAGCATGATATGCAGCGGGGCGACCATTTACATCTGTAACCACCATTCCTGGTTCTGTGATCTGGTATGTCTTCATAGGCCTCACATCTTCCTCACTTGCTAGGATCAACTCCACCTTGAAGTCATCCGGTGCATTTTTCTGTTTGGAGATACTTAGAGTTAGCGCGGTACCCTCCACCCGTTCACCTGTGTTGTCATGTACAGGTGCTTTATCGTCCTTACCTGTGTGGGTGAGTAACAGCTCTGAGTCCATGGCACCGTTGATTGCACTGGATCCACGTGATTTGGTGGTTCCATTAGAGGTGTGGTGTACCACCAATACTGCAGCGCCTGATGTACGCCTCACCTTGTCCATACGGTCTACAGCTGCACCCATATCTTTGGAGCTGTTTTCCTCTAGACCTCCAGACATGCGGGCGAACGTGTCCATCACGATAAGCCCCGCGCCTAGACCTCTCGCAAGGTGCGAGATGTACGCCCATGTAAGTTGGTGAGATGCCAGATTGACAGACTCAGGTACCACATAGAGTTTATTATCCAGCGCACCTACCATATTATTAGCGCGTTCCCACGCCTTGACACGTTCCACAGCACCGGACACACCCTCACCCGCGATATAGATCACAGGTGCAGAATCACACTTGATTTGGTGCCAATGTCCTAGACCGGCTGCAATAGAACATGCCATATCAAGAACCACTGCGGACTTGCCCACACCAGATGGGCCAATCAAGGATAACAATCCACCACGTTCTAGCAACCCATCAATCAACCATGTAACGGGTGGCATGTCACGGAATGAAGCAAATGAACCAAATGACGGTACAGCCTTACGCCATTCGTCGGATACGTTCCCCTCTTCATCTGGTGTATATGGGTGCTTTAATCCCCATTCTGCGAACACATCCCTACCAGCTGGGGTGAGTACGGCCTCTGGTGGGAACAGCTCTGTGTAGGGGAGCTTGAACTCTGGCTGTTCTACAGATGGTACGTGTTCCACAGATGGTACGTGTTCTACAGATGGTACGTGTTCCACAGATGGTACGGGTGCTTGCCACTGTTCCTCTGCAGGTGCCGTTGTTGGTACGGCCTTATCTACTGCCGTCATCTGATCAGCAAGTGATAGATCCGTACCCATATCGGTGGATCCCAGCTGTGCGAGTGCTTTAAGGCTGATGGGGAGTCCACCACCTACAGACATGACGGTTACGCCTGCAGCTTTCATTGCTTTCTGAATGTTGCCGTCATGCTCTAGCGCTGCATACACAGAGAACTTAGACACTGTTCTGGATCCAGTTTCATCTATGAGGTGCTGCAGCTTGTCGCCTGGATGCTCAGTCCAAATATGCATAGCCGGGTGCGCGTGATCTGTGCGATCACGGTTACATCCAGCATCATGTGCAGTGACTGATTTGTAGGTAGAGGCCGGGCCTGCACCATCGCCAAAATCGGGGCGTGTCCAAATAGCACAGCCACACCCATCTGCGCGACCTGAATCAGACCAACCCTCTGGATCCAGTAGATCACTCCATGGCGTGTTGAGTGACCATGACTCTAGCTGTTCATCTAGCGTGTCTCCATCTAGTGCCTCTGCACGTTCCTCAATGATTTCTTGGAGGGTTTCCTCTGCAGTCTCATATGTATCTGGTTGGCCACCAAATAGATAAGGCTCAACAGGTAGTCCACCTTGGATACGCGCGCGGAGATCCACACCCGGCGCGTCTTGCACCTGTGGTTGTTCCATCTGTGGTACATCCTGGGTTGCAGGTTCCTGGATACCCTCCATGAGTGCCAAACGCTCACGGGTGGCTGCATCACGTTCTTCACGCGCGCCCTGTGGATCCGCTGCAGCTGTGTTTTCACGTTCCTTGATTAGCTGCATAAGCCACAGCGGGGCTTCATTTTCAGGTGCCAGCATAGTGTATGCCCTACCCTCACGCCGGGTAGGTGGGATAAGGACATAGCTAGATCCAGACTTAACCGTGAATTGCCCTACACCCTCTACAGTTACGGCAATTGCAGATGGGGTAGTAATTGGATCAATCTCAAAACCATCAGGCAAGGTGAAATACCAGTGGCCACCCTCTGAGTGGATCCTCTCGCCCTGTTCGTTGGTCTGCCCTGGTGTGGCTACCGTCATGTGCGGTACGTGGCGTAGATCTGGTAGTCCCTCTGCATTCATCCAGTATTGTTTGAGCGCTGCCACTTCACTTGGAGTATCGGCATCAATGACAACCAGACGTGACGCGCCAAGATGGACGGCAAGCCCTACTTCGCACTGTTCACCGTATCCAGCTGGGTTCACCTTAGAGGGGCGTGCAGGGGCATCTTTACGATAACGCCCAATGTACTTATCTAGTGTGCGTGTGTCATTGGTGGCCAAGTAGACCCCGGCGCGCTTACCCGCCTCTAGATCTGCCTCACGTTCCTTTTTGTTGCGCATGTCTGCAGGTACCTTTGTGCCGGGCTGGGTAAGCAAGATATGAAGCCCGGCTTGTTTAGCCAGTAGTCGCACGTAGTTCTTGATTTCACGTGTTTCTGCATCTGCTGCAGGTGGGGCACCCAACAGGGTGGTGAGCATAGTAGTACCAAACACCGTAATGTTCCTCTCATGTGAGATAAGCGTATCAATCTAGAATAGGTGGTTACATAACCATTTGTCCAATAGCCATGTGTCCACCTATATTTTCAATCGCAATATTCCCAATGACTTCCCATATCCTCCAGGGCACTGCGTAAAACTGGAGTGGTTCCTGCAAACGCAATCAACCATGCAGGTGGTGTAAGCATAGCCTCTTGGATCACCTGTGCAGCCTCACGTGTGGTCACCAGCTCATCATGTATAGCCAAATAGATGTGATCTGACATTCCAGCTTTGTACAAAGATGCAATTGACTCACTGAGCACAGAATATGCGCTGCCCTGGCAGAAATAATTGACTGCCTTATATCCCATGTATTTACCAGATGGATCCTTAGGGATAGCTTGCATACGTCCATCTGCAGTCATAATGACACCATGATCATTTCCAGTGCGCTGGATGTTATCCATGAACGCTGTAGTTGCAGGCATAGGGGCGAACACCCTGTTTTTCGTGTGTCGCGCTTCATCCTCTGAGATGCCCAGCTCTGCAGCTAATCTACGCACACCCTGGCCATACATCGTTGCCAGCATGACTTTTTTAGCTAATTTACGCTCAATTCCCTCACCTTTGACAATGGGGTCATAGAGATCTGTATTTGGATCCGTGTTGAATCCATGTAAAAACTCATGATCACCCGCGCAGTTAGCCATGATCACAGGTTCAATTGAGGATAGATCCACTGAGACCATGCCCGCCCCGTCTGTATCTTCAACCACGATAGGCCGGGCTGCAGCTGGGAATTGCTGGAACTCAGGAATACGGTACGACATTCTGCCTGTGGCAGATGCACCCAGCACACCCACCTGTGGATGCACACGTCCTGTAATCGTGGCCATAGCATCAACCTTAGAGAGGTAATCCAGGATGTGATCTGTATCTGCCACAGCTCTGTGTGCCTGGATCAGTGGGTGATCTGGCAGTGAGGCAAACGCCTTTTTATCAGCCTTGAGCTTGCCAGTGGGTGTGCGTGGATAGGTGGGTGGGAGCAGTCCTTGCTTGTCTAGGTACTCCACCACATGCGCGCCATTTCCTACAGATGCCTCACCTAAGGTGTTCGTGATCAGTAGGGCAGATTCCGCGCGTTCCTGTTGTGTCTGCTCTGTGTAGGTGTGCAGATAATCCCTATCCACGCGCAGACCAATAGCGGATCTACGCAACATAGCCCGGTTGACTGTCTGCTCACGATCAATGAGATAGTGAGCATCTGCAGGTGTGCGCGGTACAGTGGCACCCTCAAAAGGGGAGGATGTGAGCCAATGAACGCACTTGTCATAGATGGGCATCATGAGGCGTAGTGTGGCCACAGTGTCTGTCATAGCACCTAAGCGATACGGCAACTGGTCAATATCCATACCTGCCCATCCTTGCTCTGCACGTGCGTACCCGCGCGCCTTAAATGCTAGTGCCATGGATCCACCACCTTGGATAAGCCCGGCTAGGTCATCACGGGTGGCCAATGCCTCCAATGACTTGTCTGTTTCTCGCAGTGGGTAGGCCATACGCGCCATGACCAATGTGTCCACAATCTTATGGATCTGATCTAGTGTGATCAGATTGTGTTGGTACAGGGGTGGAATATCGTAAGTGGCGTTATGGAACACCAGGGATTGCGCATTGGTCATGATACGCCTAATGAAGCTTGCCTGATGTGTGTCACGTGGATCTAGCAACACACCGGTTACCATACGTCCACCATCATCTGTGGGTGTCCACCAGGCTGCAGTGACACAGCGCATGTCAAAAGCATCTGCACCTAACCCGGCTGTCTCAATATCCACAGCGACAGGTGATGTGGCAATATCGCGCCACACATCACGCCATGGCTGGGGGTTATCTCCATCATGTTCTAGTAGGTCACTAACTGAGTTGTGACCAGAGACCAGGCGCGCGTGCAGGTTGGCCAAGTACATGTCTGTTTCCGGTACTACCTGTGCAGGCCGGGAATAGGGTAGTGGATCATTGGTGTGCATGAAATTCATGAGATGGTGTCCTTACTTTTTCGGGTATTTGGATTCATAGCGGGGTATGCGTAGTGCTCTGTAGTGCTCAATGCGAGATGCCACATCCACACGATCTACTGGAGTGCCACGCATTAATCTAGCTAGATCCTGTACAAGTGTGTCTGCCAGTGCGAGCTGTGCCTGTGTCCCTTGTCCTCTAGCCATTAGTTCGTTGCCTCCATAAGGTACATGGACTGTTCAATGGCCATGAGGTCACACATGCGACGTGCAGAGGTGAGGCTGCCCACCTCTACATGTTCGATGAACCCAGGCCCAGCTATACGGTATTTCTTACCGTCCACTGTCTTAGCGATATAGTACGCATCCATCTTCACATTGGAGGGTGCCCCGTGTGTGCCATATTTGGGGGCGTATTTCTGTCGCATGATACACGCGCCCTCCATATAGCCGGGTGCCCAACTCTCACAGCTCTGCAGCTTGTTGGTGATCAGTCGCTGTTCAATGCTCATTCTTCTAGTCCTATCCCTACTAGCCTGTGTGGGGCTAATTCGATGTGTTTTATCTGTGTCAATTCAGCTGCCGTTTTAGGGAATATTTCAAACTGCATACGCGCGCTGATCCGTGTGGGGGAGATGTGGAGTGAGACTAGCTTTCCGTACAGCCTCTGGTTTCCATCTGAGATGGTGATCTGTTGTCCGATGTGTTCCCAACTTAGGTGCTTAGCCAAGATGTACTTGGCGTTGGTGTATACCCGGCTCATAGTGCACCATCCTCTAGGTTGTCCGTGAGCCAGTTCATCAGCTCCACAACCAGGTGCAGTACCTGTTCACGTGACATGACTATCACAGTGGAGCCATTGGGCGAGTTGTGGTGTACCTGCAGCATGTGAGGTGCAGCATACCAACCAGTGGCCCCCACCTCTGGCATGTGGTCTTTCAGGTCTTCGCGCATGTCCACGCTGCGCTGGATACGCTCATTCATGCGTAGCGCCTCTTCATGTGCCTTATCCTCTGGGGATCCAGATAGCCCACCCATGTGTTTAATGTTGTCATTGATGCTCATAGGAAATGCCCTTTGCCGTTGATGTTGTCCATAGTGGATCTGATCTGTGTGGCACTGTGCCACAACTCAAGATTGGTTAACTCAATGTCGCCTGTAGCAATCATGGTAAGGATTGCGGATTCCGGTACCGTCTCACGATCTATGAGATCCACCACGCGGGGCAAGGTCTCAATGTCGTATTTATCTGTGATGTATTCACGCAAGATGCCCATGATGAACAATTCCTGATCTCGCATGTGCGCTACCGCCTCACGCTCAAAATCAGAGGATGCCTTACCCTCTAGGGTGCCAAGGAACTCAGAAATTAATGTACGCCGGGTGACATAGTGCAGAACTGTAGATGCTTGTTCCACTGTCATCTGTAGCGGGGGCAGGTGGTTTTTATGCTCATTCGTCATCTGACAACTCCATGGCTATAGGAATGGTGGATACTGTGTGCCCGTCTGGGTAGGTACATGTGTAGACCTCCCGGCCTGCCTTATCGCGGACAATCATCTTCACGCCTGCAACAAAACCAGCCTTACGTGCATCCCGGCGCGTCTTAGGGCGGGGTGTTAGAGGCCCGCCAACATTCCTGCGTGACTTACCAGAGGCGATATTTCCGACAGTTACAGGTGTTACCCCGTATCGCTGTGCGAGATATTCCTCAATCTCTGTCACTGGTTCCTCTGGTTCCTGCATGTCACGCAGACGCACATATTCGTGCCGTAATTCCTCAACCTGCGCATCTGTAAGACGTTCGCGGTTATCTGATTTCAACCCCATATTGGGGTACCTCCCGGCCTTGTGGATGGGTCAATTTCAGGTACAAAGTAAGTGCACCCTAACCGGCGTGTTTTGCTCGGTACGGATAACTTTAAACCATTAATGCTCTGATTTCAACCCCATATTGGGGTACCTCCCGGCCTTGTGGATGGGTCAATTTCAGGTACAAAGTAAGTGCACCCTAACCGGCGTGTTTTGCTCGGTACGGATAACTTTAAACCATTAATGCTTAAAAAACAACCCGGTTTTTAGCGTATTTCTAAGAAATGTGGAACTACTTAAGTATTTATGTTTAGAAAATCGCTTGTGTACATGGGTATGTATTTCCTGTGACCTGCAGGTATATAAGTTGACTCCATTTTTTTGGGTATGATAAGCTGTATCCACCGCTACGCGGAGCCTCCCTTTCAGGGGGCTGGTTCCCTGGATCAGCTTACATAAAATGGATGGGTGAAAAAGAGAAATTAAGACCACCAGATGCACAGAGGTTTAGATCCTCAACATCGCTTCATTGGTAGGTAGAAATTTCACCCTAAAAGTTGACTAACATAATTAAATGTGATTGACGTTCTACCACTTCCACAGATCACGCCATGGATATGTAGCGCCGGGTGGAGTGGCCGGGCAGGTATTGGGGTGTGGAACTGGTTGGACATGCGGTTACGTGTGTGCCATACTCAGTACATGACTAATCCATTCATTGATCCCTCACAGGCTGGGGGATATGTACCACTATCGCAGCCAGAGGCCGTACAGGTCTATGACGGCATCTCCACCATTCAAGATGCACACTTACACATCCAGTACTACCTAGCCCTTATTGATGAAGTGGTGACACGATCACCACAGGATCCAGACGTACAGGTAGCTGGGGCTAAGGTTGTCGGTGAATTGTCCAAACGTGCATCTGACACTAAGGACACTGCACGTACATATCTCTGGAACCGCTACGGAGCTGGAACACACGCTACGCCGGGTGGTGAAAAGTTCTCACTATCTAAGCCCGCTTCAACGCGCCGTGTGGACTACAAGACGTTGGAGAATGATTTCCCAGATGTGTATGAGGCTGTGGTGAAAACAACGATGCCCGGCACTGACACTATGGGCAGACTGACGATCAAGTAAGGATCAATGAACATGACTGATAAACCAATCAAGACTGATCTACCGGATCAGAACTACATCCCGATTCCTGGCACCCTAGAACGCTATGCAGAGGTCTACGGAGTTGCATCACATGATAAGCGCCCTGTTGTGTGGGGACGTTACAGGATGGGATCTACTGCAGCTGCACGTGCTAATAAGTTGGCGCGTCATCCCAACAATGATGCGTTTGGGTTGCGGTTCGCTCAACGCACGTTCCTAGATGATGTATACATCATTGCGTACTTGGAAGATGAAGATCTAGACAAGATGCACGTTGCTATGACATATGATCAGTGGCTCACCATTCACGGTTTCCCAGATGACTTGAAAGAGGCCGGGCTACGTGGCTAATCCAAATAAGCGCAAAGGTGACGCTGCAGAACGTGCAGTGCGTGATTTCTTGTCCCTCTATCATCCAACCAAAAAGACACGTGCGGGTTTTGAAGATGATCTAGGTGATGTGCTGGCAGATACACCTGCAGGCCGTCTTGTCGTACAGGTAAAGGATGTGGCATCACCTAAGTGGAAAGAGTGGTACACACAGCTGGGTAATCAGGTGCAGGTGTGTACTGATCACACAGAGAACATCCCTGTGCTAGGTGGTGTGATTGTCCATAAGTACCGTGGACATGCCAACCCTGAGAACTGGCACGCAGTTACACAGCTAGGTTCATTCATGGAGCTAATCCGTGGTGCCTATGAAGCTGGGTATGAAGATGGGTTAAGAACAGATTGAAATATTAACAACATGTAGTGTAATGTCTTAGTTGTGCCTTTGTGAGATGGGGCCAATGGGATAAGCGCCCCCGGTTGTGTAGTATAAGAACCATGAGTTCCTACATCACCGGGGGCATTTCTACGTCTGTAGATAAGGCCACAGACGATATGGCAGAACAGATAGTTCTACTATGTCGCACCATCTCACGACAACACACCACACTATGTGACATTAAGATGACTAAGGTACAGCATGAACAGGTAGGGTCTAGTGGATCTAGTCCTGGATCCAAGGTTCCTGTACCTACTACATGGGCAAGTGATCTGGATATGGATCTCACCTATCAGCTCTACTATGTGTTGGTAGATATTCTGGTAGATGTTGAGTCCGGTAGATCTATCTCACGTGATATGGATGACATGCTCTCATGGATCACGTTCCATGCGTGGGACGTTGCATCTACGGCACATGCCCATACTGTGCGAACTACTCTAGTAGACATTAGCTCTAAGTTAAAGGTAGTCAATCAAGGTGATCTAGGTATGGTCACTGCCAGAGATGCTGTGATCCATCTAGCACGCGCCGGGCATATCATCACACAGAGCACACTACGTTCATGGGCTGCACGTGGGCATATCAATGTCAGACGTAAAGGTAGATCCAACCTCTATGACTTGGATCAGATACTCAGACGTGTTGGTATCTAGTGATTAACTATTGACCAATGCGTTGCATATGTGTATATACTTGCTAGTGCAACACCTGTGCCACGAACGGTACAGGTTTCTTTGCGTTATGTGGAGGTGAGGAACTATCCCTTTCCCTAGTACTCGTGCTGGCATTGAGGCACAACGTAAATACCGTGATGAATGTGCAGAGATCAATGCACCGTGTTGGCTCTGTGGCCAACCCATTGATTATGCAGTAGATGCCAGCACAGGCAATCCCAATGCATTCAATGCTGATCACCGTATCCCTACATCTGTAGATCCAGATCTTGCACTGGATCCTGATAACTTCGCACCTGCACACGCTGGATGCAATAAATCACGTGGGAATAAGGTTCCTGAGTTCGCACTAGGTGAACTGTCTGAGCCATGGTGACAACCTATTGATCAATTAGGTTTACCTATAGGTGGTAGGGGGGCTTCATGATCGCTACGAGGCTGACCGGCAAGCG